GTGATGAAGGTCATCGAAGAGTCTATGTCGCCAGAAAAAAAAACGACGAAGACAAGTCAGGAGATCCACTTGAATGGGACGAAATAGAGGAGTTGGGCCTAGGGCTTTTGGGCCTTACGCCTGACTCCCTCTATAACTTCACATTTCGTGAGTTTGGCAACGCAGTGCGTGGTCGGTGCAAATCCCAGGAACAGTTTGACCGTTCCAATTGGGAGCGCGTCCGATGGCAAACTGCGTTGTTGCTGAATGTACACACCAAGAAGGGAGCAAGCATCAAACCCAAAGACCTTGCAACCTTCCCGTGGGAGGAATCAAATAAAAAGAATACAGGTCAGGGCTGGTCGCAGCTCATGGCACTAGCAACAGAAGAAGATGGCAAAACTAGGTGACCTCGTAGTACGGATTGGAGCGGATACGCGCGATCTAAATAAGAGCCTCGGAAGGGTACAGCGCAACATGCGCTCCATGACCAGCAACATCACAAAGCTTGGTCAGGACATGACGCGCAGTGTGACCTTGCCAATTATTGGCGTGGGTGCAGCTGCCTTAAAGAGCGCAGCGGACTTGCAGACGTTAGAAACGTCATTTGTGAGCTTAACAGGAGGCACGGAACAGGCTGCAAAAATGATGCAGCAGCTGAACAACTTTACTGCCAAGACGCCGTTCCAGATTGATGCAGTAGCCAAGTCAGCACGTCAGCTCATTGCAAGCGGCACAGATGTGTCGCAAGTCAACGAACAGTTGCAGTTTCTTGGTGACATTGCCGCTGGTAGTGGCAACAACATTGACGAAATTGCAGCCATCTTTGCAAAGGTCAACGCCAAAGGCAAGGTCGAGCTTGAGAGCCTTAACCAATTGGCAGAACGTGGCATTGGAGTCTTTGCAGCTTTAAGCGAGGCAACAGGATTGCCAGCCGATAAGTTAGGTGCGGGAGCTGTCAGCGTAGAGCAGTTCAACGATGTCCTGCGAGGATTAACGGAAGAGGGAGGATTGTTTGAAGGGTCAATGTTGCGCTTGAGCAACACTGTGAGTGGCAAGTTTAGCACGGCCCTAGACACAGCCAAATTTGCAGCGGCATCGTTAGGCAAAGAGTTGTTGCCATTTGCCAGCAAAGCACTGGACGCCTTTACCAACCTAGCGCAGAAGTTTACAGAGCTAGACGATAGCACCAAACAAATAGGCATTGCCATTGCTGGTGTGGCTGCATCGTTTGGACCGTTGCTTGTCATCTTGCCAAAGATTGTGCAAGGCTTGACGTTGTTAACGTCACCTATCAGCGCAAGCGTGTTGGCCATTGGTGCGCTAGTTGCTGCCTTTGTATACTTCTATGATGACGTGCGGCCCATCATTACACAGGTGGCCAACCTCATGATCATGCTGTACAACAAGATTGTACCTATTCGCATTGTGGTGGCTTTTGTAATAACTGCATTCAAAAATCTAGGCAAGGCCATTAGTACGCAATTCCGCGCAGCCTTGGATATTGTCAGCATTCTTGTAAAATCGTTGTCGCAGCTTATTTCTCTTGACTTTAGCGGAGCGTTTGACACCATAACAACAGGACTTAAAAATGTGGTCCTTGACGTGGTGACGACAGGCAAAGAGATAGGCTCCGACTTAATCAATGCAGTCAATGAAGCGATCTATGCGGAAGAGATTGACTTGCTTGGTGAGGACGCCTTGCCCACACGTGCCGAAATCATGGAGCGCTTTAGCTCTCTATTTAGTGGAGCTGGTGCAGCAGTAGAGGAATCCTTGGCGCCAGCTACTCAAACAGTCACAGACCTATTTAAAAAACTTGAGGCCGTTACAGTTGAGGTAAGCGCAAATGTTACTGACGATGTAGAGAAAATGAGCGACAGCATGCAAACACTGTTGCGTGGCTTTACTGATGGCATTGACACAGCATTGAACTCGACAATGACCTTTGGCCAAGGCGTTTTAGAAGTCGTTAAAAGTGTTATAAAAGGATATCTTGCAGCAGCAAAGGCCAAGGTTGTACAAAATGCAATTGAGGGAGCATCAGGCACAGGCCCAGCATTCCCATTTGTAGCGGCTGGTCTTTTGACTGCAGGCATGGCATTGGTGGATAGGGTTGGAATGCCAGCCCTAAAACAAGGCGGCTTGGCGTATGGTCCAACTACTGCACTGGTCGGTGATAACATAGGCGCACGAATAGATCCTGAAGTCATCGCACCGTTGTCTAAATTAAAGGACATGATAGGAGGCAATGTGGTCGAGGTTGTTGGACGCATTAAAGGCGATGACATCTTCTTAAGCAACGCACGTACCACAACAGCACGTAAACGATATTCATGAGTAGTTATCTAGTAGCCAAAGGCATTGGCAAATCATTAAACAGCGATAGTTATGAAGTGCGCATCATTCGCACAGCTGCAGGCAGCGATGAAACTACGGAGTTTTCATTGGGTCCAGACGGCTTTGTGTTGAAGTATGAAAGCGTCAACGAAGATGTGTTGGTGCCTGGTATTGTGCATTCAAGATGTGAGGTTACAACCTTGTGGCCTAACTCATTAGACACAGAATTAGACGCCTTGTTGACAGCGTTGGCGTCAAGCACTGATGGCGACTATCTTTTGGAGGTATTGAAAGATGGCGCGCGCTACTGGTTGGGTAGCATCCTTGTCGAGGAGTTCAGAATAACAGAAGACAGTCAGATTAGGCAAGTCGACATTACGGCTACTGATGGAATTAGTTTGCTGAAACATGTTGACTACAACGATGACGGCACAGCATACACAGGACCGCAAACCATTTATGAGATACTAACAAACATCCAGGAAAAATGGGCCTTGTACGATTACCTAGACGACAACACCACGACTGAACCAAGATTAAATTGGGCTGAGGATGTCTATTCAATTGATGATTACATCATATCTACTTTGTCGCATCCAGCTGGCACAGACAAGCGCACGATAGAACGCTCAAGGGTACAGACACACACCTTTCAAACCAACAACAGCGTCAACGTTAAGGAATACATTAGCGCGTACGATTTGCTCATGTCTTTGTGCATCACTTACCAATGGCGATTGTACAGCTACGGTAGTGCGTGGTCGTTTATTCCGGTTGCTTTGTCAGGAATCAACACGAATGGAACCACAACAAAATGGGACGGGACCACAAATGACCTTTCAAATTTAGTTTCTGGCAGCGTGTTCAATTTCCCACCTGCAAATAACAACATTGTCCAAAAGAGTTCAGATTGGTCTATCAGTTACACAGCACCACACAATGAGGTGCGTTTGACTAGGGACACATCACAAGGTGCCAAAGTTCTTTCAGGTTACAACTTCGCATTAAGTACAGTTCAGAGCAACACATCATTGCCAATACCCGGCAGCAATACCGAGCCAGCTGATACCTTTTACAATCTCACTGGTCGACTTTACTTGACAGGTAGCGCTATAAGCGTAGACGATGACAGTGTAGGCAACCTTGTGTTGTCTTTTACAATTAAGTATGGCAGCGGAGCCACGGCAAAATACTATAGAAACCAAATCAGTGAGAACGTCATTCAGCAAAGCAATGGTTTTTATTCTAGCACTTACCTAGACAGTCAACCAATTATTGCCCAAGATCCAGAATTTATCGATACGTCTGCACCATTCTACTATGTGCCAGAAGAGTTGCAAGGTGTGTACCAACCAAGCATTAATACTGGTAGATATATTGACTACGGTTTTGTAGTGCCACCACCACCAACAGAGTTGACAGGCGTAGAGATTACAACTGAACTACTTGTCTTTGATGAGAATGGCCAAAACAATACAACGTACCGCAATGCTTTGACGGCATTAATGGTGCAATTAGTATTTACGAAATGGAGCAACGACCAGCTGGAACTGATTGATGACTTTGACATAGTTGCCACAACTGACACAGGCAGGTCGTCTATTGACTTAGGCACTACGATTGTCGGTCAACTTGGTTCTGTAATGGGCCGTATTGATGTGCAAACAAGTGCTGGCGTTTATGGTTCCACTGTCGATTGGGTTTGTCAAGCTGATGACCAAGAGCGTGAAATCAACAGCCTTGCAGTTGCTGAAATATTGGCCATGCACAATAAGCCAAAAGGCTTGGAGCGTGGCAGCATTGTGTACCGTGGTACTGTGCCAAATATTCAGGCGCCCTACAAGTTCTTGCTTGACTATGACAGCGCCAATGTGTACACACCTATCAACTGGCAACTTAACGCCACAAATTGTGACATTGATGTAACGTTGCGCAAGGTTGGACGTGACGCAATTAGTTTGACAACAGAGCAACAAAACACAGGCGACGCCACAAGGTTGCCCGCTGGTGGTTCAACAGGCCAAGGTGTATCCAAACCGCTTCCAGCAGTACGCACATACAACAGGGAAAGTGTACTGAAATTCAATGAGAATTGGACCAGCATCATTGGCACTGATGAAGCACTTGAAGCATACTACACAATTATGCCAGACGGCACAGGCAGAAGTGTCGACAACCAAGGCGATTCGCCAGCAGCTGGATTTGACATTAGAAGGAAGTGGTACGTTTTCCTTGGTGGATTGCAAGGCGCTACAGGATCATGGTTGTCATTGCCAATTGGCCAACCTGATTTGAATGACACTCTAGCTGAAGCATTTAATAAATTGCCTGACTACATCAGTAGCCTAGCAGCATCTTCAAGTAGTGGCGCATTGTCATTTGTTATTAGCTACGAAGAAGTGTCAAACAGGTTGCTTGATATTTATGCTGGCAGTCAAGCCGCATACAGCTTGCGCCTGTTGCGTGCTGGATACACTGGTGCAGCTGTACAGGTAAGGCGCAGCAGTGACAACACAACGCAAGACATTGGTTTTTCTGGCGTTGATTTAGACACCTCGGCTTTGACAACTTTCTGTGGTGCAGGTGATGGTTTTGTTGCACGTTTCTACGATCAAGCAGGCTCCAATGATCTCATACAAAACAGCACAAGCGCACAACCGCAAATTGTAAATAGTGGTAGTGTTATCACAGAAAATGGAAAGCCAGCTATTCAATACGATGGTAGCAATGACTTTTTGGCAACATCTGCTTTTGCACCAAATCCCAATGGCGACTACAATTTTGCATTGGTGACGTCTTTCGCACGCACAAGCGCACCCGGCCAGCAAACTGGCAGCAGTTGGTCTGGAACTGCTAGCCTGCAAAACTTCCAGCATACCTTGATGGGTAACGCCAAGCTGCGTTTTGCTGTCCGTTACAACAACAATTCGTTGCCTAGGCCAGATAGTACAGGCACTTTTGCAATAAACACTCAAATAATAAGCACTGCAACCTTTGCGCATGGTAGTTGCGAGGCATATTACAACGGTGTGCAAGAATTCGACAAGTTCAGCCAAAACATTAGCGCAAACCCGAACAACAACAACCGTATCATGGCCCTTGGTGGTCGCAGTGACAACGCTACTTTTTTGCTTGAAGGCAAAGCGCAGGAATTTATTGTTTGGAGCAACAGCACAGCACATGACGCTGAAGACATCAGCGATGACCTCAACACATATTATGGCAGTTTCTAATGGAATGGATAGTCGTAAACCCTGAAGGCTTTTTGAATAGTTTAGAACGTGCGCAAGTCATTACGCGCGAGCTGTACAATATCACTGTGCCAGTGTTTGAACAGACATCAAAGCAGAAGGTGAACACTTTGTTCTCCATAATCACACACCCAGACGACGCCAATGAAGCTGCATTGGTTGTGGATAGCACGTACATTATCAAAGTACATCCTAGCTGTACATTGGAGAAGCTCGTAAGTGTGTTCCCAGAGCTGGACCCAGACGAACGCTTCCAGTTGTCTAGTGCCATCCACCAGTTGGGCATGTTCCCATTTGGTTTGATTCTGCCTGACACCGTGACCATACGAGATGAGCAGTATATGATTGACAACGGTTGGATTCAAAGTGAAGAAGAGCAATGGGACACATAAAGGCACACGTACAGAACATGTT